AAATATGGTATGACATTTTCTCCAACCATCCCCCCATCTGAAATTCCAACCATGCTTTTTTTTTTAATGTATGTAATGTAACTTATTACATTACATCTAAAAATATCCTTAATGTATGTAATGTAACTTATTACATTACATCTAAAAATATCCTTAATTACATATCTAAAAAATCTCAAAATATTTCCACTTTTCTATTGACAAAATTTTGTTCTTAGTATATAATATAATCATAAACATAATAAAAACAAAGTCAAAGGAGAAACTAACATGACTTACAATGCATATAGAAAAAGACATTACAACCTATCATCTAATCAAAAAAAGAAATACGCTATGGAAATGCAAGAGCTTGAAAACTATCTAGCTAATAGTGATTATTCTTATTCCACCCACTTAGATAGCGTATATAAAGAACTTGATGACTGCACTATTCGTCTTTCTAATCACAAGCCTACTTCTGACTATCACGACTTGTCTGATAATACCTCAAGACCAATCGTTGATATTCGCAAGTCCAAGAAAGATTTTATCAGCTTCCTAGAAAATGAAATGGAAAATCTAATAACTATCATTTCCTATCTTGATTTAACCTATTACCGTTATATCAAAGTAAAACCTGAAAGCAAAACCCTAGTCTGCTACTTAAAAGGGTACAAAACAAAAAAAGTTGAATTATTTTATTAAAAACGCTTGACAAGTTCAAAATAAAGATATATAATAATCTTACAAAAACATAATAAGAAAGGAGCTTCTTCTCTCTAATCGTCTTAATCTGTACTTGAAAGGGGGTGAACCTATGACGGTTTTTAAAGAAAAACCAAGTGAAGACTTGAAGAAACAACTTGAAAAACATCAAAAAATTGTAGTTGATTATCTTCGTTCTTTACCATCTATTGCTATCTTTTGTGAAAACTATAATGAGCTTTCACGCTCACGTATTCGCATGATAATGACAAAACCTGAAAGCTTTTTCTCATTATCAGTCACTAACATGGTCAACCTATGCAATCACATTGAAAAAATCAAAAATAATTAGAAAAGGAAATTACTACTATGGCAAACACTTTTAACTCATTCAACATTGACGGAACTTTTTCAACAACCAACAAGCAAAACCCTACCAAGAAATTTAAATCAAAGGTAAATACAAAAACTGCTTACATCACATTTGAACCTGAATATCGTGACCTTATCGAAGAAAAAGGCTTGACGGTCTACACATCTAAAGAAGACAAAACAGACTTTATTGTAGTGAAATGTGCTAAGAAAGTCAATGTATACAACAAGAAAGGTGAAATTATCCTTGTCCTTGATACAGACCTTGATAATGACCACGTTGTGGATAACTTCTTGGCTAACAACCCAGTTAAGCTAAACATCATCTTAGTTGAAAATGAAGAAGGCAATGACTTTGCACGCTTGAAAGCAATCTTAGTAGATGAAATTGAAGACATTGAATTTGCTAAGGAACGCAACCCATTTGCTGAAGACTAACAAGATGATGAAATATGGTTAAAATTATAAATCCGCTAGGCTCTGAGATTGACCGAAAAAGGCGCTCAGAGTCTGAGCGTTTACAGAGAAAAGGTCAGCAGACATTAGAACTAGCACGAGATAGGCAATCTTATATCTATAATCGTGGACAATCAATTATTATCGAAAAAACCCACTATACAGATTTAGATATGCTTAATACTGCTATTAGAAATTTGAATAAACCATTCAATAAGTATGTATCTGACCCGCTTCATATAACTGTTCCAGCTTCGTATGTAGACATCAAATCTCTTGTAAACGGTAAGCACTTATCAACCCTTACAGAGTTTGAACATACTTTAAATATGATTGTGCAGACCTCAGAAGATAGTTATGTTTACACACACATTTCCGTATATATTGAGGGTCTAAAAGACAGTAACAAAGCGAGCTTTACAGAATATATATTTAAGGATGTAAAATCTATCAGAAAACTCATGCGCAATATCATTCGCTTTAATATGAAAATGCGCAATATCAAAAAATCTAAACCATATAAAATCAATAAAGTTTATTACGAGGACATTATATTACATGGATAAAGAAGAAAAAAAATATCTAGCTACTTTAAAAAAGTATAAAAAGAAATATCTTCCACCTGAATATAACCAACTTGAATTGCTTGATCATCTTTGCAACCCTGAAATTGATTTCTACATCTCCATCACCAATCGTGGTGATGGTAAATCTTTTAACTATCCATCAGCACTACTTTATCTAGCTGTTGTACTGGATATTAAACCGTGCTTCGTAGTCCGTCATTATACCCTTCAATCTCGTATAAAAGAACTCATAGAGGAAATTTTTATTACTATAAAGTGGGGTGACATCAATCAAATTTGGTACAGGAACACGGATGATTATATCCTTGTTGGTTTAGGAGACAAAGAAATTGCAATCATAACCGATCTTAACAACGCTTCTGATTTAAAATTCTCATCCCAAGTCCTCAAGCACTTCCCTATCATCATTTATGATGAATTTACAGCCCTTGAAAGTGACTACATTCCTAACGAGTTTGAAAAGTTACAACTTATCTACCGCTCTATTGACCGTATTGCTAACCGTCCATATATCAAGTTTCCAAAAATCATCCTCTTAGGAAACCCTGTAAACTTTGATAGTCCAATTTTTCCAGCTCTCAAGCTCTACAATGCCTTGGAAAATCAGCCGATCAACACTATCCAGCAATACCAAAACAAACTTTTGGAACTTAGAAGGAATGACAATGTAAACGCTATGAAAAACCTAAGAGCTTTTGCAGACGAGGAAGATAGCAACGTAACTGGTCAATTCAATTTTTCACCTCACCAACTCATTTCAGAAGCTGAGTATAACAAAATAGAGGTTAATGCTCTATCAGTAAAAATTGATATCGGAGACGGACGGTGCTTGTATTGTATCAACAAAGACAATACCTATGTTCTTTCTATTGAAAAGCTTTCTGGTACAGAAGAATATTGTATCAATCTAAAAGACGAGACAGACCAAAAAGAATACCTCACCCATAAATATTACAAATCCGACTTTGTGAAATATTATGAAAAAGGTTTATTCCTCTTTAAAGACAGTTTTTCCAAAACATTTATCAAAAACAATGACCATCTTTTAACTATCAATCTTTTTAAATGCCTACCAACTTCTACACCCTCACGCAACTTTAGCGAGGAGGTCTACAAAAAGAATAGCATGGAAAAATACATACAAAAATTAGCAGAAAGGTACGAGTAGAACATCATGGATAATACTAATTTTGCTAATTTTTTAAAGTCTGTTAAATCGAAAAAAGTCCATTTGTTTATGGATATTGAAACGTTGACTATCAATAAAAAAGCAGGCAAAATTAAACCATCTATGTATCACTCTGTTACTTATTCCGTGGCTGTGGCTTTCTTTTCAAATCCATCTGATGACTTACCAGATTATGCCATCTTTAATACATTCAAAGATTTTTTTGAATTTGTCTTCCAGCATGGTAAAAAGAAGCATGATTATATCATGAATTTTCACAACGGAAACAAGTATGACCATCACTTTTTGACAAGCGAGGTAGCCAGATCCTATCCATTGCTTAAGATTGAAAACGCTTATCTAAGAAATGCCATTCAAAATGATAATACATCTTCTAAGTCCGTGCTGACTTGGCAAGAAAAAGAAGATGGTATTATACTTGAAAAGCGTGTAAAATCGTCTAACAATTTGGAACTGGAATTATTTTTAAATAACTTCCATTTCTACACGATTGACAATTATGTGAAGACTAATGCTAGTATTGCCACAATCGGTAAGAAGCTGAAAGACCATAATTTTATAACTGAAGAATACCTTAAAACATCTTTTGATTATACAAAATATGACCTTGAGGAAGACCTGTCACCAGACCTACTTTCTGACTATGTTTCTATGGTTTTTAACCAGCTTTCAGAAAGTGAACTAATTTATATTCGCAATGATGTGATTATACTTGCTTTATGTGTGAAGCACTATTCAACCCTATTTTTTGGGTTTGATTATGATGAAATGACTTTTACATCAAACATCAAAAAGATGTATATTGAGGACAATCCACTGGCTCAATTCCAGCTCTTGAAGAAAGTCCGTAAGCATACCCTCAAAAATACTGATTATCATTTACATAATCTAAACTTTTTCAACTACTTAAATAATTTTTATCGTGGTGGATTGAATCTATATAACGACCAGTACATATCAACCATCCTTGAGAATGGTTTCTCTATAGACATCAATTCGTCTTATCCTTTTGTGATGTACTTTCACAAAATGCCTACTATTTTAAGATACTATGGAGATTTTGAAGAACCTACTCAAGCATTGATCCAACATCACGAAGATTTTATCACTTTCTTTACAATAAGATATGAAGACCTAAACAAAATCATTTCAACCATTCCATCTAACATCATTCGGAAGATGATAGTTAAATACTACCCAATGAAAAATAGTGAGGTCTATATATCATCTGTATTTATTGACCTACTAAACAAGTTTCTACCTGAGCCTATTGATACGCTTCCAATCACTTCTTTTGTAACCTATGAGTGTATGTATTTTGGGGCAAAAGACATCATATCTCATAACTACTTCATCAAGACTCAAGGAAAAAACCAGTACGAAATAGATTATAAAAGCCCTATCAATATCTCAGTCACAAACAATAAAAATCCCTATGTTTTTTCTGATACTGAGGTCGCTGGCTCAAAGGTATTGCTAAATGGTATCTATGGTATTCCAGCATTGCGGGCAAATTTTGACCTATTTAGACGGGATGAAAAGGGCAACCTTTACAACATTGAAAATGGTTTTGAAAACTCAGAGCGGAACATCATCTTTTCTGCAACAGTGACGGCTTATGCTTTCTATAATCTACTCTCTCCCTTATCATTCATTCCAATAGACAAGATAGATAAATATTTTTGGTATTGTGACACAGATAGCTTGTACCTATCAATGGAAGCCAAGAAATATCTACCACAAGAAATATTTCATCCATATAATCTTGGTAAGTGGGATATTGAAAATGAACATATCGAACAGTTTTATATGTTGAACCACAAAAAATATTGTTACTTTGCAAACAATAAAATCAAGGTCAAGTGTGGAGGAGTTCGGAAAGATAGCTTTAATTTCAACATGGATTTTAAGACTTTCATCAAGTCTCAATTTTCATCTGGTACAAAAATTAAGTCAATCCGTGCTATTCGAAATGAGTGGAACACGATTTCCCTCTATGATACATGGATTACATTGGACGAAGGTCTACCCTACCCTATCCAGTATGACGCAGAAATTGAAAATTACAAGAAAGAAATTATAGCAGAAGCCAAAAAAGAGCTACAGTCTCAGCAAGAGGAAAGCACATCGAAACTCCTCTATATTGAAACCAATTTCGGAACAATATCAACCCGTGACTTTATCCCTGAAAAAGAGCAAGGCATATATGCTCTAAAATACTACATCAAAACTCAATCCTACTACCTTGATGAATTGGAAAAAATGGGAGTTGACTTGTAGACCACATTATCATATAATTAAATTATTAAAAGAAAGGAGAATAGCTATGCTATTTACTGCTATCACTCAAACAGTTAAGAATGAACTTCTTATCATCTTTCTGTTTCTCATTCTCATTGACTTTTTGACTGGCTACTTAAAATCAGTCAAGTGGCACGTCACCTCAAGCGACATTGGAACAAAAGGGGTTATTAAACATACTTTCACCTTTATTTTCTACTTTGCTGTGGTCTTCTTTGGAAATTACTTTCAATCCATCTTCATTTCCAATGCCTTACTGATGTTAGTCATTCTAACTTACATCACTTCCATTGTTGAAAATTTAGGAGTGATGGGTGTCTATGTACCAGAGTTTATCAAATCTAGGGTCATGAGTGAGATTGAAAAATACACTAAAATGTTAGGAGAACCTACAGACCATGAAAAAAAATGACTACTTTATTGATGTATCGGGTTGGCAATATCCAGACTTAACCCAGTATATCGAAGCAAGTGGAACAGACAAAACCATAATCAAGGTTACAGAATCCACTTACTTTTTAAACAATTATGCTCAATCTCAAGCTGATACCTCTACACCCGTTGGCTATTATCACTTCGCCCGTTTTGGTGGTAACATTCAGCAAGCAGAAATGGAAGCAATCTACTTCCTTGACAATCTACCTACCAAAGATGTACCTTACCTAGTATTAGACTATGAGGAAGACGCTTCTAGTGATGTGCAAGCAAACACATCATCCATTCTTCACTTTATGGACATCATTGCGCTTCATGGCTATCAACCTATTTACTATAGCTACAAGCCATATACCCTACAATATGTTGACATTGCTCAAGTCACCACTAAATATCCAAACTCACTTTGGATTGGTGCTTATGCTGACTATGCAGTCCGTCCAACACCTCACGGCATTTGGGATTTCTTCCCAACAATGGATCATGTGCGATGGTGGCAATTCACTTCTACAGCGATCACGGGAGGTCTTGACAAATCTATCGTCTTACTTGATGATGATTTTGACACTACAACCCAGCACCTATCTACCATAACAACTCAAACAAACTCACAAAATGAAAAGGAGAAAAACACTATGAAAATCTGTATGCGCTCTCTATCTGGAAAACAAGGCTATATCGCTATCGTTGATGGTCGTAAAATCCCAATCGCTGACATTGGAACAGTCGCAACCTTGAAAAAAATTGGCTTTGATGAAATTTCAGTACATGACAAGGACTTTGATAATATCGCTCAAGCCTATTCTAAATAGCATAAATAAAAAGAGGGTTTAGTTCCCTCTTTTTTCTTGTCTTCTATTTTATGGTGGACTAATGAGACTTGTCAATCCATACAAAAACTGATCCACATTATAAGACCTGACCGAAACAGGTGCAGCGTTCCAATTCTGGTCGGTCACTTCTACAGTAGTTCCATCATATCCTGTCACAACTCCAGTATGCCCAGCCCAAGAGGTGTACCAAACCCCCTGAACATTTGCAGCCACATTGTAAATATCACCTACCTTTAAATTTGCCTTACTAGGCTCTTTCACCGTCCATCCGATAGAAGCCCAGTCATACCCGCTCCCGATATTCGCAGCCCTCAGAATGTCACCCTTAATAAAGGATTGTGGAATTTGACCAAGGGAGTAGCTGATGTGATAGCCAGGACTGATTGAATTGACATACCAAGAAACCAGAGCGTAGCATTGACCATCACCAATTTTTTGCCCTTGTAAAGAGCGTACAGCGTTGACCTTGCTAGGTACATCTGTTTTTTGTCCTGAGTTGGGTTTAGGTGTTTTTTGCTGGGATTTTGCGATTGCACCACCAGACCAGTCAATCTTTTTAGTCGTTCCTGTCACGCTTCCTTGAATTGTGGAAAAAAGCCCAGTTAACACATCATCATTTAATGAGACTTTTAGCACGTTGTCATACATTCTGGTGACAGTGATAACACGGTTTGAATAGCTCTGACCGTGGTTGAGGTCGTAAACGTTGTGAGTGAAAATATCTTCTACCCCCTTTTTTAATTTATTGAGCGCTTCTGCTAGTTCGTTATTTTGTTGACCCTTGGCAACATCACGGATAGCCTTTCCGCCCGTTGACTTACCAGAAAGGTCGGGAGTTTGCGAACCCTTTTTAAAAGGGTCAGCACCTGAGTTTTTGATGGTATTGATAATCTGGTCGTAAGGATTGCCAAAGTAAACATAAGGAACACCGCCTTGATTGGCTGTACACCAATTAGTAGCCCATACCCACGCATTTCCAGCCATGGTAGATGGCATGAAAACTTTTCCAATGGTCGTGCTTCCAAGGGAGTTGTAGAAGGCTTGACAAGCCCCAGGATTGTCTTCTTGTGCTGGTTGGAAAACTTCAGGCGCAGAAAGGGCAACGGGTAGATTTTGCTTAGAGACGGATAATAAATAATCGCAGTCGTCTATGAGACAGCCTAGTCCTGTTGAGGATGTATCAGACCCATAGTGATTTATCCAGTTCCCAGCCCCTCCACTTTCTGTTACCGTGTAAAAAAGAAAGAAAGCATATCCCCCTAGTTTTTCTTTTAGCTTAGGTATATAAGTAGAAAGTAGGTTTGCCTTGGTCACACCGTAAGAGTTGATTACAGGACGAGCGCCACCCTGAGCCATGAACCAGTCAGCAATCTGATTTTCAGAAAAGCCAAAGTTAGATGAAAAAGGCTGGGATAAAAAATCTTGGTATTGTTGGGTCGTATATTGTTTGTATGTAGGCATATCTATTTTACCATCCTATTATCGTATAGTGCATTAGAGAAAGGGTTCGCCCGACCGTCATTATGCCAGAAACGTACACCGCCTTCAAAAATTGTGCGTAGCTGATTTAGAAAATCTACATCAATATCTGGTAAATTCCAAACACCTTTAAACTGAAGCCAGTTACAACGCTCTTGACTATCAATTAGACCCGTTAAAGTCTTGCGCTCATTGATGTCATAACCGAACATATTATAGTATTGTGCTACACGGTTACGGTCAGCGCTAGAGAGGGTAAAGACTTGGAGGTGCAAACCCCACTCATCCGTCTTGATTAAGAGAGAGTTTCCGTTGGTTTGATTAGAAACTTTTGGAGGTTGCAAGGAAAGCTCTTTCATCTGAGCGTCTTGGTCACGATAGTATTCATACTCATTGTTAAACAAGCCAGCGATTTTTGATGGTGCTGAAGCAAGCCCACCAGAAAACACATCCGAAAAAGCAGTCAAGGAGTTAAATACACGGTCTTGAAGGTTGTCGCTTCCTTGGATTTTACGAAGACGACCTGAGAAAGTCCGTGAGTTTGAAAGCTCACGACTATAAGCAGTCAAGGCTTTTGATAGGTTTCCAGAGTTTATCATAGTAGGCAATTCGTCAAATTCATCAAAGGTAAGTGAGTAGTTGAGGTAGAATCCAGCCCGTTCCCCGTCTATTCCCCTTGCTCCGTAACCGTCTATATAATACTTGATGTTGTTAAAATAGCCCAGAACATTTTTACACTTGAGGTTGAAAGAGTGGAGTTTAGAGGTTTCAACTGGTAGCGTTTGCGATTTAAAATCTGTCAGCTCAAGACCACAATATCCAGAGCGTAATAGATGGGCTTCTTGCTCACGGTCAAGCTGAAAGAGGTCGCAGAGTTCATCAAAAGAATATTTGATAGTGCTTTCAATGGATGGTGAAAGGGCTTTATTTTTGAGCTGGTATAGCTTATCAAATCCATCTTTCATCTTGACTTTATCCAAAATACTTTCTGGAATAAATTTTTTAGGAATGATAATACACTTTGTGATATTCTGAGCAATCCACGGATTGTGCCATGCGAGAAGAAAAGCTATAAAAATCTGTACGGTTGACTAAGTACACATCTACAGGGCTTGAGATTTTATCAAAGGTAGCTCCAGAGGAAGCGACTAACTTCGGCTCTTTTTCCGTTCCAAAATCAGCTGTTAGCTGGGCAGAAGAATAGACCATCACCCAACTGCTTCCAAAGGTTTCTGAAATGGTTCGGGTATTTTGCAGAGTGGTAACTGTAGGCATATCCTGAGAATTGCGGATTTTATCAAGGTTTAGCTTATACTGGATTTTTGGTAAATGAGAGCGGATAACATCAACATACCCTATTGTCTCCAAAATATTTCCTTGGGTAAAGGTCATGATAGGGTCAATGAGTAGGTCAATTCTTGTGCAGTTATCATTTACATATGTGATAGAGACAATGTATGCATAATAGGTTATACCGTCAAATCCATCTACAAAAGAGCAATAGTTGTAACCGTTCATCTGACCAATCGGGTAGTCAATTTGAACAATACCACGGTCACGACGAAAGTTAAAGACTGAATTAAATTTTAAATTAGTATATTTTGTTTTAAAAAATTCGTCTCTTTCTTCATTGCTTTGGAAATGGATAGTATTTTGCATATTGACCAAAGGAGTGTTTTTATAAAAAGTAAAGGGAGTTAGTTTCATGATATATTCCTTTCGATTTAAATAGAAAAATAAGGGTAGTTTTTAAGCTACCCTATATTTGATTATTGAAAGACCACATCAAATCTAACATGGACTAGCAAGTTATCTGCTTCAGTCCATTCATCATAATGTGTTTTTCCATCTTTGTACTTCAATTTCAAAGCTGTTTCTTCAATTGAAGCATACTCACCGAAAGTATGATTTTCTGTAAAAGCAGGTAAAGTACTGTCTATGTTTATATAGTATAAAGTGATAAATTTATCAGTTGCTGAAGCACTAACAGTAAAAGGATTCAAAGCGAAAATGTTGACAATTCTATTTACATCATCAAAAATGATATAAACCTTGTTATCACTAGTAACATATTTTTGTCGATCTAATGGTGAAACTTGAATATCTGTTTTTTCATCTGAACCATTTAGAGCATTTACAATATAAATGGATTTATTAGATGATGTCAACCGTTGCTCTTTTTGTTCATCGTGTTTGACTGTTAATCGTGCGCTATTATGTTGTTTGTCCAGCTCAATATCCAAAAGCTCAGTATTTTCTGTTTTGTAAATGAGCTTGATGTTGTCTGTCAAGCAGTGCATAGTCTCGTCTGGTTTTTTGATGAAATTGTCTGTAGAGTTTGAAACGATGTCGTTTACATCTGTAAACTCTTTGATTTCTTTTCCGTGGACTTGAGCAGTAGTTAGATTTTTGATGTTGCGTGTAAATTCTTGAGCCATGTTGTTTACTCCTTTATTTTCCTATTTTTACTTGGTTTTTCCAAGTGTTTTCCTTGCGGATTTTGTTTTGTGATTGCAGTTTCTTTGAGACAAATTGATTGTCTTTGCGGATTTTAAAATCCTTTTTAATGGTCATTAAGCTGTTAAACTCTCCATCTTGTCGGATTGCCCACGGTATAATTTCAGGTGGTTTCGGTTTAATGATCTGAGTATAGCTAAAAATGTTTTGGTGTCGTTGCGCTGGTTCATCTCCACGGATTTCAATTTTAAAGTGCGTCCATTGACCATTGATGTTAAGAATATCTGACCACTCTACATTAGAAAGACCCCAGTTTCCTGTATATGCTAGCGTTTGGTCTGAATTGTGACGAGCGACAAGGATATTAGATTTTACTGTTTCCCAGTTGTTTCCTCCATCTCTTGAAATCCACATATCTACATACCAATCATATGTACCACCGAAGTTTACATAATGCTGGTTGGGTATAGCTTGTAAGTCGCCAGAAATAGCATAACCTATTAGGCTTAAAAGTACATATACACCGCTTTCACCACGTTGCTCAAAATAAATACCTCTACCATGTCCAGCACCTTTTGCTGGATTGAGGTCAAGCCCATGAATGGAAGCATTAGGACTTCCACCCATTGCCACATTGTTATAGGGGCCAGTCTTTGCATAAGTACCCCAAGCGTCAAACCAAGCCATGATTAAACACCCCCAGCCAAATCATTTTCTGATCGACCATTATTAGTACGGATAAAGTAATCACCGTCAACAGTAGACGAAAACAAGTTAATATTACCAGTTGCAATATTGCGTCCATTGTTAAATTGTCCATCAATACCACCAGACCAAGCACCGCTATCACGCAGATTATTGATTATTTTTGTAAGAGCGTTCGTTAATTTACCTTGTTCAGCTTGTATGTCATTCAATCTTTTGAGCAAGTCAGCATATTTCTGATTGATAAGCTCAAGCATATCACGGTCTGCTTTTTCACGGTTATTTTTTTCAGCGTCAATTTTACCGTTCAATTCCTTGTCAGCATTGGTTCGGTCAATGATTTCACGGGCAATTTTATTGTTCAAATCATCGTCCGTGTCTCGCAAGTCAGACAAGACTTTCATAACATCACGAGCATAAAGTCCATCATCTTTTGCCTTGATTGCATTAGGGAAAGTATAGGTTTTCATGTACGTTTCGTGAGTTCCTATAGATTCACTTTCCGTCATGGATGAAATTTTAACATCAGCTTTCAGATCTATGATGTCAGAATACTTTCCAGCACAGTCACCCTCTTGAATCCAGTCATGAGTTTTTGTCATGTCTACCGTGTTTGTATCAGTAACGGTCAAGTTCCGTCTTGCTACACGGTTCAAGAGATCAATAGTCAAGCGAGTGATATAGTTCTTGCTTGATAAATAATCATAGTAAGAAGGTGCATTGGTATTATAGTCTTTCTTATCATCATACCATGGCTCATGCTGACCCCTAAGCGGATAGCCCATAAAAGGGTAAGCCCACGGATAAAGAAAGGTTTGGTCTTGTGGTTTCTTATCCACTTCATTTGGATTTATTTGATTATTATCCATGTATTTTCTCCTTTAAAAAATTTGACTAAATAACAAGGTATCTAGCTCATCAAAAATCTTCTTTTTAAACTGATAAACTTTATCAAGATTATCAATATTATAAGATAGGTTGTTAGTCGTAGTATGATTAGTACCAGAGCTATCAGCTTTAGACTTAGATATTGTAGTATTAGTAGCATAATCCATGCCATCTCTATTGAGGTCTATACCAGTATTGTTTTGGGGTAAGTCAGCAAACAGATTATTATTCCGTCCTGTTGTTTCGGATGTATTTTCTCCATTTGTACTAGTGTTAGATCGTCCTTGTATAAATAACTCAGCTTGATAGATACTGGTCAAGACCTCTAAATTAGTGGATAGATAACCAACCAAAACAGAGCGAAAATGCTCAAAGGTTTGATACTTAATAACACGGTTCAAAAAAGTGTTCAAAAAGTCACGTTCAAACCTTAAGCGGTTACTGGTTAGTAAGTCCAGACCATAAAAAATAGTATTTTCACAAGCTGAGATAATTTCAGGATTTACATATTTAGTTATACTAGACATGATTCTCCTTTCATTATCAAAAACGGTTATCTGGTTTTGATTGGGTGACAGATACTCATTATAGCCATTGTTCAAAAGTTCGCTTTGAATAATGTAAAATAATGTAGTGGTAGTCTTAGACATTAGCCAGCACCTCCAATTTTTCCAAAGAAGAAATTTCCGATACCATGCTATCTACATACTCCGCTTGGATATCCGTACCATACTTTTCATTTAACAATGTAAGCGGTTCATTTCGTCCACGCAGATAGATATTTTCATTTGACTTTTTAAATGAGCGGTTACTTTCCGCTTCGGTCTTTGATACTCCGCTTTCTTTGTCAACTCCTAACGAATTTAACCCAAGCATGGAATTGAGTTCTGATAGGATATTTTGGTAAGTTCGTTTTAATTCAGACAAAGCAGAAACAAACGCTACATTAGAAATATTCACAATGTGGTCGTTTACATCAAATTTTGTGCTTGTTTTTATCCACGGCTGACCGTTATAAAGCGAACTTGCCACATTTTCCATATCATCCGAATTAAATTCATCACGGAGAAAAGTGTTAATTTTTGCTTGCATGATTATTGAGAAGCGGGAAACTACTATTTCAGTTAGTTCAGTAGTATAGTGGTTCACGACCTCAAAATCATTGACAAAAGCAAGGGGCTTATTATTGAGGACTACAAAGTTACCATTTTTATTATAGGGAGTGATTTCCCGATACTCAGGTTTCTTGAGTAGGTCAGAGATAGTAAAATTGATGTCTTTAGATGTACGAGGAACGTTGTTAAAATAGATAGTGTTGTACTGATATTGCTCACGGTTGTTGTCTATGTAACCGAGTATACCGATTACACCTGTGGTCAACTCACCGATAGCAACAGCATATCCTTGACGTAGCATAATTTCCAGATTGATTTTGTCTATTGAGACTTTTGGATTGTCGGTATGTTCGTAGGAAATGACAAGTGGTAAAAGCTCAGCATAGCGAGAAAAAAGGATATTATAAAATCTGTTTCGGTGATTGGAGATCTTGTCCGTTATTTTTTCCGTAAATGATTGCTCAATCGGCATTTAATTTCCTTTCTACTTAAAAAATAGACTAGGCATATTTGCCTAGCCTTTTAGGAGAGAACTATTAAGCAGACTTGATAGTCACTTTATTATAGAACGGGCTAATGGATTTCATAGAGTAGTAGTGAATCCAGTGAGTTGTCTCATCAAATTCACCATTATAGAATGGTTCTTTTAACATACCCTTTGTGCAACGTTTGTATCTGATACCCCGTACATCAAATACGGCTGCAAAGTATTCACCTGTTGGCTTAACTTCTGCATAGTCAGCAGCGTCAAAAATTGAGGTGATGTCAAAGGTGAAAATGGTAGAAGCTGGAATGATGTCGTCTTTCTCAACTTGGTAGTCGCCCATAGCTTGCAAAAGAGGAAGCATAGCAGTAGTAACTTTGATGTCTTTGTTTGTCTTATATACACCACCTAACTCATCAAATGAAATAATGTGAGAAGACAAGTCAATACCGTTTGCATGGAAGCTGTTGGCAAGTTTTGTATCTAGAAGATAGGCTTTAGCTTCATCTGATGTGATGATAAGGAGGTCATTCAAAGATGAAATAGTTGTAAAGCGACCAATAGCCCCACCTGATGCAGTGTTGACTTCATTGTGTTTGTCTGAGTTGTTCTGTAAATTGAGGATAGCTTTTGAAATTTCTTGGAAAAGACCTTGCATGGATGTTACAGAGCGTTGGTCTTTCGTATGGTTCAAAGCATAGTCAAGCAACATGGCTTTCATTTCTTGCTCTTCTGCAATGTTGATGTCCGAAATTTTCTTCTTGTAGACTGAAATGGCATACTTGATACCGTCACCGATAGTCAAGAAATTCAAGCGAGCGTCATTGTTGTTGAGTGTAAATTTGACTTTTTTCAGAATACCTTGCTGATAGATTTTGCTTGCCAAGCGAGGATAGTTGCGCTTGAGCATAAGTTCAGCGTTCTTGGTCAAGTCCATTGTGATTGGAACGCTGTCAAGAATAACATATTCTTCACTATATTGACCAATAAAGTCAATTTCTTGCGCCAACCAATCAAAGCGGTTTCCGTTTACAACTTCAACAATGAGTGTTTCATTCAATTTAGGGAAAAGATACTTGTTGACAAATGTTTCAAAAGATGTACCAGTATTATCCCAGTTTGCTCCGAAACTCCAAGAATTTTGGGTGTCGGAATTGAATTGTAAGAGTGCACCTTGCACGGCTTGGGCGATAGCTCGTTTTTGTGATGGCATTAGCTCATTACCCCCTTATTTTTTAATTCAAGTTCATCTGGTGATGATGGCTTGATAGTCATAGAAGCATTCAGCTCATTTTCTTTTGAGAGCTTGTTAGCTTGAAAATGTTCCGTAGTGAAATTAGGAACTGTGTTATGTTCTTCGATTGGGTTCATTTAGATTAGTCCTCCAAAAATTTTTCAATATCATCAATTTCGGTATCCTGTTGTTTACCTTCTTCTGATGGTTCTTTAGGTTCTTCCTCTTTTTCAGAGGATTGAGGATTTTC